GGCCTTCGACGATTACCTCGAAAAGTACGAAATACCCCACGACTTCCGCGTATCACCTCAACCCGAATACATTCTTCACCTCCCTGGCGGCACAGTTACCCTCCTATGTAGAGCCACAGAGACGTTTAACAGGATCAGGGGCCAAACACTTAGCTTCGTCCTTGCCGACGAGATCGATACTTCCACCCGCGATATCGCCCAGAAAGCATCAGAAATGATGCTGGCCCGCCTCCGCGGCGGCCGCAACCCACAGCTGGCCGTGGCATCGACGCCAGAGGGCTACGGCTGGATGTGGAGCACCTTCGTCGAGCAGGAGCACGAAGACCGCCACCTCATCCGCGCCAAAACCACCGACAACCCCCACCTGCCCGCCGGCTTCGTCGAATCCCTCTACCGCAACTACGACTCCCAGCTGATCGCCAGCTACATCGAAGGCCAGTTCACAAATCTTACAAATACCGCCGTCTACTCCTACTTCGACCGCGACGTCCACTGGACCGACCAAACGATCCAGGCCGACGACCGCCTCTTCATCGGCATCGACTTCAACATCGGCGCCTGCTTCTGCCTGGTAGTCATCCGCCGCGGCGAAGACTTCCACGTGGTCGCCGAGCACTCGCCCAAGGACACCCCCGACGTGGTTCGTTTCCTCAGCGAGACCTACCCCGACCACCTGGCGGCCGGCAACCTCGTCGTCATCCCCGACGCCGCCTCCAAGCAGCGCAGCACCACCAACGCCAAGGAGTCGGATCTGAGCCTCCTGCGCAAGGGCGGCTTCGTAGTGAAGGTGCAATCGGCCAACCCCGCGATCGAGGACCGCGTCAACGCCATCAACGTCCTCCTGCGGGCCAACAAGCTCCGCATCCACAGCACCTGCCGCTACCTAACCAAGGCCATGGAGCAGCAGATCTACGCCAAGAACGGCAAGCCCGAGAAAGGCACCGGCGGAATCACCGACATCTCTGGCCCGGTGGACGCCCTCGGATACGCCATCAGCTACTTGGCACCGCTCCGCAGATACCAGACCGGGGGAAGTTCCTTCCGCATCTACTGAGGTAGCACTACCCCAAATACAATGGGCACATGGCAGAACTCAACAGCACTTACAGCGGCCGGGATTGGGGCAACGGCGCCGCCGGGGTGCCTGTTGGCCGCCCCGACACCCCAACCAAATACCCCTACCCGCTGCCGCCTGGCAATGGCGAAGACCCGAGCGTCCGCAGCGGCTCGGTGATCGGCATGCTGCCGTTCTGGCAGGTGATCAACCTCTGCATCGGCGGCACGAAATCGCTGCGTGCCAACGCCGAGCTGATCATCCCCCGCGAGCCCCGCGAAGACGACGACGCCTACAACCGCCGCATCTTCCACGCCACGCTGCCGCCCTTCCTGCAGCGCCTGGCGGCCCAAGCCGCGGGCACGATCCTCCGCAAGGGCATCCACCTGGAGGGCGGCGACGAGGAGTTCTGGAACGAGTGGGTGAAGGACGTCACCGGCGACGGCACCCCCCTGAACGTCTTCGCCCGCAACGTGCTGATCGACAGCCTGCTGTTCGGCCACACCTGCGTGGTGGTCGACAACCCCGCGGACGACGCCCCCACCAACCTGCTGCAGAAGCGCCGCACCCAAAAGGAGCGCATGCCGTACTTGGTGCCGGTCAACGCGCAGCAGGTGCTGGGCTGGCGCACCACCGGCAACCGCGTCCAGGGGCAGATCGAGCAGGTCCGCTACTTCGAGACGGTGGTGGAGCCCCGCGGCGCCTTCGGCGAGGAAGCGATCGAACAGATCCGCGTCCTCAAGGCCGGCCGCTGGGAAGTCTGGAGGGCCGGCGACAGCACCAGCGCCACCGGCTGGAAGCTGCACAGCAGCGGCACCATGGACCTCGACGAGGTGCCCTTCACCTGCGTCTACAGCAACCGCCTGGCCACGCTGGTCTCCCGGCCGCCGATGCTCGAGGTGGCGTACCTGAACCTGGCCTACGCCCAGCGCTTCACCGACTATCACCACGCCATCCACGTCGGCGCCCAGCCGATCCTGACGCTCAAGGGCTTCGACCCCGAGAGCGGCGAACCGATCGGCCTATCGGTCAACACGGCGATCCTGCTGCCGCCCGACGGCGACGCTTCCTACGTCGAACCGACCGCCGCGGCCTACGAAGCGCAGCTGAAGTGCCTGCAGACGCTGGAGGAGCAGATCAGCTCCCTCGGCATCAACACCCTGGCCCGCCAGAACATCACCAACGCCGCCGCCGAGGCCAAGCGCCTCGACCGGGTCGACAGCGACTCGATCATGGCGGTGATCAGCGAAGACCTCTCCCGCGCCATCCAGAAGATCGTCCGCATCGCGGCGGCCTACGCCGGCGTGGAAGAGCCCCAGGTCACCATCCCCAAGGACTACGAGAACCGGCTCCTCGACGGCAACCAGATCACGGCCATGTTGCAGCTCAACATGCAGAACGTGATCAGCCAAGAAACGTTGCTCCGCATCCTCCAGGAAGGCGAGGTGCTGCCCCCATTCATCGATCTCGAGGAAGAGATCACCCGCACCCAGGACGAGCTCGAGGAGAAGATGCAGCAGGCGCTGGGTCAAGCCGACGCCCAGCTGGAGCTCCAGGCCGAGCACACGTCTCCGCCCGCAGACGGCGAAACCGGCGCGGGCAGCGGAGAAGCCTCGAGCGGAGCGAGCAAAGGCTCGATGACACTGCCGACGCCGATGCGCCCGGGCAAGCATGCCTCTTGACGACAAGGAGAAGAAGCTGCTGACGCTGCTGGTGGCCCTCACCACCCGCGTCGAGAACCAGCTCCGCCAGGTGGGCCGCCAGACACTGGTGCCGATCTACGTTCTGCTGCGGCGGCTGGTGCTCCAGCTCAGCGCCACCGGCGCCTTCCGCCAGTACGAGTGGCTGCGGCTGCGCGACCAGGCCCGCCGGATCCTGATGCGACTTTCTGACAGTTTCAGCAGCGAGCTGTTGGCCCGCCTCAACCTGATGGAGCCGGGGCTCCGCCGGATCGCTGCGGATCACATCAACCGCCCGCTGCTCCCGGCGACCCTCCCCCAGCGCAACATGGCGGAGACCGCCACCACCACCGTGGTGCTCGGCGTCCCTCTGAGCCAACAGTTCGCCCCCACCGCTACCACCAACCCCTTCGTCGAGCGCCACCTGCAGGATCTCGACCGCACCGTCCAGCAGGGCCTGATCGCGGACCGCTCCACCGCCGACATCGCCGACGACATCATCAAGGTCACCACCATCCGCGGCGAAGAGCGGGGCATCTTGGCCACCGGCAGCGCCGCCCGCCGCGCCGCCTCCAAGCTGCGCAATTTCGCGGCCGCGGCGGTCTGGGCGGTGGTCAACCGCGAAACCTCCCGCATCTGGGAGACAGGCGGCCCCCGCGAGTGGATATGGATCGCGGTGCTTGACCCCGTTACATGCCCGATCTGCCGCCCCCTGGCGAATCAAGTCCGCCCCACCCGCGCCGGCTTTGGCATCGAACCGCCCGTTCATCCGAATTGCCGGTGCGTGATTCTCCCGAGAGGGGTTACATAGACTGACGTAAGTGTTCTTCTCTCCATGGCGCTTTGGGTTCCCGGTCCCTGGGATGACGACCGCAAGGTGGACTGGGAGGTCTATCGCAACCAGCATCAGCCGGAGTCGCCCCACCAAGCTGCGATAGACGAACCACCCGCCCGCAAGCGCACCCCCCGCGAGAACAGGACCGATGGCTGAGATCACCTTCGCCCAGGTCAACGAGCGCGGCCAGCTAATCATCCTGCTCTCGGATGATCGGGTCATCAACGTCGGCAACGTCGTCGGCCCGGCCGGCGCCACCGGCAACCAGGGGATCCCCGGTCCCAAGGGTGAACCCGGCACGGACGGCACCGAAGTCCACCTGACTGCCGGCCCTCCCGGCCCCGCCCTCGGCAAAGACGGCGACATCGCCATCGACGCCGCCAACTGGGTCCTCTACAAGAAGTCGTCGCTGAGCTGGGGCAGCGGCAACCCCATGGTGCCCAGCACCCGCAACTTCAGCGGCAGCAGCACCGGCATCGGCGGTGGCGGGAGCCCCGGTTCTCCGCAGCTCACCCCCAACCTGACGGCGCTCAACGACGTCACCAAACACTCCAGCCCAGCCCTCGGCCAAGTGCCGATCTGGACCTACGTCAGCGGTCAGCAGGCCCACGAAGGCTTCTGGAACTTCGCCGCACCCGTTGCGCACCTGAAGAACTGGGAGTCAGTGGTCCACTGGGAATCCGGCGCCACTGTCTTCTACAACGGGCACATCTGGCGGGCCACGCAGGACAACACGGCAGTCGAGCCAATCCTGGAACCTGGCAAGGCGCAGCTGTTCATCCACATCCCTGGCGAGCCCAGCTTCGCCATTGTCCCGACAGGCATCAGCAGCGGCCCACCGCCATCTGGCACCCAGCCGATGGGCACGATGAAGTACGCCTACTGGCTCCAGTACGTGGACGACCACACCATGCATGTGTGGAAGTTCAAGATCACCGGCACCGACCCCGCCACCCACAAGCCTGTCGGGCATTGGGAGGTTCAAGGCTGGCCCACGATTCCTTGGCGCCACCCGATCCCGCCGCCCACCAAGTTCGATCCGCTATCGGTGTTCGTCTGGATTTACGACGAGCCTGGTGGCACGGCGGTGCCGATCATCGGTCAGCAGAAGTGGGCGCAGATCCACCTTTCCACCAACCTGGGGCAGTCCAACGATGTAGACGCGCCCTTCCCTCAGAACAACGACATTTTGGTGTATGACTCCACGCGCAAGAAGTGGGTCAACAAACCCCAAGCTGCCCTAGCGACTGAACTGTTGGCGCTGACAACGCCGCAGATCAATCAGATGATCCAGCAACAAATCGTGGATGCGTTGGTGCACTGATGCAAGCGCCCCGCTGGCTGGTGGCGTCGGTGGTGGGCGTTGTTGCCACCACCGCCGCCCTGGCGGTCACTTGGGTCGGGATCTGCAGCTTTTACGTTGGACCCCAGCTGTTTCAAGCGGCGATGGCGGGCAAGCTGAAAGGCGGCGAACCGCAGGTCTGCGAGAACGTCGAAGACAGGGCTCTCCAAATACTCACCGGACTGCTGGCCACGCTCCTCGGTCTGATGTCCAACCCACCCGCTGACAAACCCTGATGGCCAAACCCAAAGCATCCCCCACTGCCGCACCCCTCGCTGACAAGGTTGGGAAGCGCACCAAGCAAGGTCAAGGCACCCGCTCCAAGCCCAACCACGGGCGCAAGAAGTCGAGGGGTCAGGGCAAGTGAGCTGAACTACGACTCGGCAGCTTCCATCTCGGCGGCTGCCTGTTCCGCCCAAGTCAGTAGGTCCCCGACCCGCACCAGTTGCTCACCTTTTACCGTTTCCCGCCAGTGGTACGGGGCGGTGTCGCGCAGCGCCCGATTCACCACTTGGCGAATCAGATCAGCCTTAGCGGCATTGAGCAGCTGGTGCTTAAGCTGCTCGGTGACAGAGGCCGGCTCCCTGTCATCGGACACAGCCGGTCCATCTGAACTATCCGGAGATTCCGGATAGTTGCCCCAGCGGGCAAGGACGGCGCGGGCGAAGCCAATTTCGTCAACGCGCTCACCGTGACCAGTGCTTGTTGTGAACTGGTAGTAGAGCAAGTTGCTCAGCTCCTCATCTGTCGGCCCTTCCTCCGCTGACTCAGCCATCAGTTCGCGGGCGCGGGTGATCAGATCGGCATCTGCTGTGTCTTCAGGTGGGCCGCCACCAAGTTGCCATCCAGCCAAGGCATCAACCAGCTCGACGCATAGGGCGCGAAAGTCAGTCATCGAGAGCCTCCAGTGCGCGGCGAATGACTGCCATCGCTGCCTGATCGTCCGTGCCTGCTTCAACAGCAACCCAAGCCTGTAATGCTCGCTCCTTCAAGCTCGGCGGCTTGGGGCGGCGGGCGGCGGTAAGAAACTCTCTGGCGTTGGAGTCACTCAACTCCAAGAGTTTGCAGCACGCCTCCAGCTCCTGGTCGGCGCCCCAGCGGGCGGCCTGGGTGGCGATGTGGATGTCGCTGGCGGATACTTGGACGGGTGTGCCTTCGTGCCAAATCTCGGCTACCCACTTCTCCACCAGCTCCGGCGGTGGGGTAATCGGGTGCTGCGCGGCGGCGGCGGGGGATAAGCTCTGATCCATCAGCCTGTCTCCTCAGGTTGGTCACTGGGTAGGGCGTTGACGCGCCGCTACCCTCCCACTATGCCACACCTGTAGCCATGAGCCACCCGCTGGAGCTGCAGGTCGAAACCCTCGGCAACGAGCTGATCCGCGTCTCGATGACCCGCAACGGACGCACCGTCTCGACTTTCGTCACCAGCCACCACCTCGTTGAGGACAAGCGCCGGCAGTTAGAGGACGCTCTAACAGAATCACCTACACTAAGTAGGTAACCCTTACTGCCTGGATGACAGATAACGCACAGGGAGATCCTTCCGTGATGGATCCCGGTTCGCCCGTGGCGACCCCGCCCTCCGCACCTGCACCAGCTGATGACTCCGCTGCTCTGGCCGCCAAGCTGGCTCTCGTCCAACAGGACAAGGCCAAGCTGGGCGAAAACAACCGCAAACTCAATGAGCGGTTGCAAGAGCTGGAGCGCACCACCAGCGAACTGCAGAACAAGCTGCTCACCGGCAAAACGCAACGACTGGAGGAGCAAGGCGAGTACCAGAAGCTCTACGAGGACCAGAAGGTCGGCATCACTCGGCTGCAGGACCAGATCCGTGATCTGGAAGCACAACTGAGCAATGAACGATCAACTGTGGCCCAGGAGCGACTCAAGGCTGCCGCGCTGAGCCAGATCGGCCGTGCCGATGTGGTGAACGCTGAGCAGATGTATCAGCTGCTGTCCCCGAACCTCAGGGAAGCCGATGGAAAGGCAATGGTGCTCAACGGGGGCGTCGAGCAACCACTGAACGACTATCTGGCCCAACTGAAGAACCCGGGCAGCGGGTGGGAACACTTCTTCTCAGCATCAGGTGCTCGCGGCATGGGCTCCAGCCCAGCCAACGCTGCTTCTGCAGCGCCCGGGATGCAGAACCCCTGGCGTGCTGAGACGTTCAACGTCACGCAGCAGTTCGCCCTGGAAGCCAGCAATCCTGAACTCGCCACTGCCCTCAAGTCCGAAGCCCAGAGGGGTTGACACGGAAACCCTACCTTTTTGAATCATGGCCGCGCCCATGCAGAACTACGGGGGCTTTACGACCCCCACCCCTGTAGCCGTCGGCTCCAGCGGAACCCCCAACTGGGGCAGCACCTTCCTCGGTGACCTCGTCACCAAGGTCAACTTCGGCGCCTACGTCCGCGAGGCCGTCTACGGCAACTGCGCCTGGGTGCAATCCGGCATCATCCAGCGCAACGCCACCCTGGATCTCTCCAGCGGCGGCACCCGCATCACGGTCCCCTTCTTCAAGCCGTTCCTGGCCTCTGAAGAGGTGATCGAGTCGAACGCCACCTGGGGCGCCTCGACCAAGGGCTACCTGACCCCTCAGAAGATCAACGCCGACTCCCAAGTCGCCGCTGTGATGCACCGTGGCTTTGCTTGGGCTGCTGATGACCTCAGCCGTCTGGGTGCTGGCGCCGACCCGATGCAAGCCATCGCCAGCTACATCAGCGACAGCGTGCTGAAGACCCGCACCGCCACCCTCAAGGCGATGCTGTCCGGCGTCCTCGGCGTGGCTGGCCTGAGCACCCACAGCGTCAACGTGGCCCGCACCGGCGCTGGCACTTCCGCTGAGGCGAACTTCCTCTCCGCCCCCAACGTCATCAAGGCGTCGGTGGTGCTGGGCGAGAACGCCAACCAGCTCCAGTACATCGCCATGCACAGCCATGTGTATGCGTACCTCCGCACCATCGGCCAGCTGGTGTTCTCGACCTCTGCCCTCAGCAGCGGCGGCAACATTGCCTGGGGGTCAGGCGGCGTCGGCATCACATCCACCGATGTGGCCAACTTCGCTGGCTATCGGGTCATCGTCGATGACGAGCTGACTCCCACCATCAGCGCACCGAACGGCGACTCCTACCCGGTGTACCTGTTCGGCAGCGGCGCCGTCCAGCAGGGGATCCAGCAGGACTTCCGCGTGGAGTACGAGCGCAACATCCTCTCCAAGCAGGACGTTGCCAGCTGCGACTACCACCAGCTGCTGCACATCGACGGTGTGAGCTACACCGGCGCCGACAACCCCGACAACTTGGAACTGGCCAAGGCGTCCAACTGGGCACTGAAGTACGACCACCGTCAAATCCCGGTGGTCAAGCTGACGGTCAACTGCCCCTACAGCACCAACCCCTGAATTACGGTTTCAGTGGATGTTCGGGGGCCACGGGGCCCCCTTTTTCATGTCACGCCTTCGGAGCGGTGCCCAGCATCCAGCCAAGGTCACCGAACTTCTGGAAGCCGGCGCCCATGCGGGTCTCGTATTCCGCCAAGGTCTCCACGGGCCGCGCACCGCTGTAGAAGCCGGAGCTGCCCACGGCGATGGTGATGCTCGACGGCATGTGCAGGTCGATCGGATCCGTGCTGCCAGGGTCACCTGCAGTAGGAGCCGGCACGTCGTCCATCACCGGGTCAGCGATGTCGATGGTGAGCGGGGCGGCCTGCCCGCCATCCTGCTGATCGGCGGGGTCTGGGCTGACGGCATCCGCCAACTTCTGAGAGGTGGTTTTCTTGAGAGCCACGGTTGGAGTAACGGGGTCACCCCATTGTGGGCGACCTACATTGAGGAGGCTGCTGGAGCCCGATGTGATGGGAGTCATTCGCCTGTACATCGAACAGCGGGACGAGATTCCGCCACACCAGCGCCCGCCTGAGCACATCCCGGTGATCGACGTAGCTCCCGAGCATGTCCGGGAGGTCCGCCGCAGCCTGCGCCGCAAGGGCTACGACGTTCTCGCCATTCCGATCTGATGACGCTCCCTCTCATCACCGACGCGATGGCAGCGGCCTACTTCGCCGCCACCCCGCGAAATGCGCAATGGCTTGCGATTAGCGCACCCGACCAGGCAATCTCCCTGACCGAGGCGCAGACCTGGCTGGGTCAGCTGTGCTGGGACACAGCAGCGGACTGCTGCGGGCAGGACTTCCCCACCTCCTACACCCGCGCCGTCAGCGAACTTGCGCTTTCCTTACATTCCAGCCCGACCGCGCTGATCGGCACCGGTGCAGCTACCGCCGCCACCGGCCCGGTGAAGCGCCAGAAGCTGGATGCGCTGGAGGTCGAGTACTTCGATCCCCGTGGATCCGGATCCACTGCGACCGCAACGGCGCCGAGGGGTCCGCTGGTGCTGCAGAAGTTCCCCTGGCTCAAGGACATCATCGGCTGCTGGCTCACCAACACCGGTAGCCAGTCACTGGTTCGGAGGGTCCGCTCTTGAGCAAGGTTGACGACGTCTTCGGGCCGATCCCCGGCCCTCTAATTCAGGAGTGGGGGCTGCCGGTGGTCTTCGTGCGAAACACGGGCCCCGGCATCTACGACCCCTCCACCGGCGACGTCACGCCCGCCGAGACGCGCCTCAACGTGGTGGCGGTGATCGCCAAGGTGAACCCCAAGGAAGACGGCGGCGTCTACCAAGCCACCGACCTCAAGATCATGATCGACCCGGGCCAGCTGGGCGGCCTCGACATCACCACCCAGGACCGTTGGGAGTACACGGAGGGCACCACCACCCGCACCGCCAAGGTCATCGACATCACCGCCTACCGCGGCGACAACCCGGTGTTCTTCAGCTGCATCGCGAGGCCGCAGTAATGGCAAGAGGCAAACCCCTTTCTCAGCTCTCGAGCGACCTCCGCTCCGGCCTGGCGCTGGGCATGGAGATGGCCGCCCGCGAAATCACCATGGAGCTCAAGCGGCGCGGCCCCTACTGGACCGGCCAGTTCGAGGCCGCCTGGGAGGTGGCCGCCGGCCAGGTCCGCATCGACAGCAGCCTCGCCGATCAAGCCACCTGGGACCAGATCAAGAAAGGCCCCAAGTCTCGCCAGGTCACCCCGGTCTTCGTCCCACCTGCCGACGAGCGGCTGCTCGGCTACACGATCGGCAACCTGATGGAGTACGCCGACGTCGCCATGGACCTCGAACCTGGCTTCGACGGCCGTTACCGGTGGGAGCGCGCGCGGGCTACCGCTGTAGGCGACGGCACGAAGGACGCTGACGGCAATGTAACTGCCGGCCAAGACTGGTTTGCCCGCTACATCCTGGGAGGAGAGGGCAGCGCCACCCTCGGGCTCTCCGTCAAACAAGGCATGCGTCTCGCCGGATTCACCCGATGACTCTCCAGAACGTCCGCAAGTATTTCGAGGAGCCGGTGATCGCCGCGGCCAACGCCCTGATGGTGCCGATCTTCGTTGACAACCAGCCCTTCACCGACGCCGACTCCACCGGCGCTCACATCCTGATGCGCTTGGCGTTTGGGGCTGTGACGGAGACCACGCTCTGCGAAAGCATGGAGCACCTGCGCGGCTCGATCGTGATTGAGATCTACACCCCCAAGGGCGAGGGGCCGGCCGCAAGTCAGACCTTGGCCAGCGCCATGTCCACCGCCCTGCTCGAGATCAACCGCACCCGCCTCCAGTCAATCGACGGTGTCCGTGGCGTCACCCGGGAGCTCACCGGCCCCAGCTTTTCGGCGCTGGACAACAAACCCCACTTTTTCGCCCGGGTGGGCTGCGGCTTCCAGGCTTCCTACACTGCTCCGTAGCCTGAGCCCCCGCAGGTCACAGACGCCCCCGCCTGTCGTTTACACGAGATCCAACTGTGGCCGTTAACTGCCAAACCACTGCCCTCACGGGCTCTGACGGTCTGATCACCTTCAAGCCTGCGGGTGTTCAGTTCTGCCTTTCCGACGCAACCGACTTCCCCTCCGGTCGCTACATCACGGTGCCTGGCAACCACGACTACCGCGCGGGCGACCCCGTGGTGTTCAAGGTTGAAGGTGCTGGTGTGCTCGACACCGCGCTGACTGCCAACACGCAGTATTTCGTCGTTGACACCAGCAAGACCGCGATTGCCGTGTCCGCTACCAAGGGTGGCGTGCCCATCACCCTTGCTGGTGCAGGTGGTCAAGCTGGCTCTGGCGTGGGGTCTCTGGCTGCCGCCACTGCCGGTGTGGGCTACACCCCTGGCACCTACACCGATGTCCGCCTGGTGCAGACGATCGGCCAGACGAGTGAATCCAGCGCCCGCGCCACCGTGGTGGTTCCCGCTGGCGGTGCCGTGAACGCCGGCGCAGTCACGATCACCACAGCCGGCAAGAACTACACCACCGGCGCCGGTACCATCGCCCTTAGCGGCGGCCGCAACGCTTCTGGCGATCCGATCGACAAGACGGCTCCTGGTACTGCTTTCAGCGGTACTGCGACGCTGACCACCGCTCGTGAAAATACAACTGGGCACATCAATGTTGGGTACGCTGAGTATAGCGTAACCTGTATGGTACAAGAATGGAGCTTAGATTTTTCACGCGAAAGTATCGATATTACAACTTTACCTTGCAGTACTGGTGGTGAAGCTGACAAATACGCCAGCTTCCGCACCACCATCCCTGGTTACGCCAGCGGTTCGGGTT